GAGAAAAAGCATTAATAATCCAATGTACTCTATACCTTTATTTTTGATAATTGCTTACTTAATTTGGAAGTAAATTATGGCTAATTATACAGGTGCAGATGTTATTACCACATCAGATGTTTTAAAGTATCAACCTGATGCGTTTGATTTTGGTATATCTACAACTGCTACAGAAACAACTAATTTTCTAGCACAAACTACTAATGATATTTTTAGACAGTTAAGAATAGAATGGTGGCCTGTATATAAAACAAATATATTTACAGACATTACAGTTCTTAATACTGCAGAAATGGTTAATACAAAAGTTAATTTAGATCAGTTTGAACGGGCTGGTGTTTATCTATTTCTTGGAAGATTCTATTTACCAGCATTAACTAAATTTAGACCAGAAACAGAAAAAGATAGATTTGAAAGAATGCAAGAATATTACATGAGCCAATATAATATCGAATGGAGAATGATATTAGAAGATGGTGTAGAATATGATGTAGATTCTTCTGGAACTATTGTATCTAACGAGAGAGAACCTTTACATGGATTTAGAAGATTGACTAGATAATGGCTGTCGATCTAAAGATAAAATCTAACTCAAAACAAGTAGCACAAAAATTTAAAAAGTTTCAATCTGTATTACCAAGAGTTATTGATAAAGGTCTTAAACAAGCTGGGTTTCAATTACTAGATATTATTAGAACTAAAACACAAAAAGGTATTGACTTTAGAGATAGACCATTTGCACCTTACAGTTCTGGTTATTTAAAAAAACTAAACAAAGAGGGTAAATCAACTAATGTAGATTTATTTTATAGTGGTCGTATGTTAGGTAGTTTAACACCATCATCTTCTGTTAAAAAATCAGGTAGAAACAAAGTATCATTAGCTTTTAGTAATTCACAAATGCGTCAGAGAGCATTATTTAATCAAGTATTGAATGACCCTAAAAGAGAATTTTTTGGCTTTAACAATAGAACAGAAAAGATTATAAGTAAGCAGTTTAATAGATTTGTAGAAAAAGAATTAAGGAAATCAAGAATATGAGTGTAAGAGAAAACATAGCATCTAATTTATTGTCAGTTATATCTGCTATATCTAGCCCAGATATTATAAAAGCAACTAGGCAACCTTTTTTATTAGACGAATTATCAGATAAACAATATCCAGCAGTAATAGTTCAAACATCAGAAGAAAATAGAGATGACTCTGAATTAGGAAGTGGTGCTAAAACTAGGCATGGTACTATTGATTTTGTAATACTAGGATTTGTTAAAGGTGCAGAGGCCAATATAGATACTAAAAGAAATGAATTAATTACAGCTATTGAAACTGCAATAGAAACTGATATTACTCGAAATGGTAACGCACTTGATTCAGAAGTTATACAAGTAGAAACTGACGAGGGTTCTTTATTTCCTGTTGGTGGAATAAGAATGACAATTAGGTGTATGTACGAATATCAAGCTGGAACACCATAGGATAAATTATGAAAAACGAAAAACTATTAGATAAAATATCTAAGAAAATAGATCAGATAGAAAAGTTACACGATAAAGAGTCTATGCTTTGCGAGGAAGTAAAAGACTTAGTAGAAGAAATTAGAGAAAACTCTTTAGAAGATGAAGATGGTACTTGGGAAGAAGAAGATGTATCAGATGACTTAGAAGAAGATTTTGAAGAAGATGAAGAAGATATTGACGAAGAAGATGATAAACTGTAAAAGGACTTATGGCTAAGGATATTAAATTATATAAAGGTAATTCAGAGATAGTTATTAATGAATCTAATCTTGAACATTTTTTAACTTTAGGCTATAAGCAAGAAAAAGAAACTAAACAAACTAAATCAAACAAGGACAAAAAATGGCAACACATCACGGAAAAGAAGGCGTAGTTACTGCTGGTGGAACTGGTGTTGGGGAACTAACAGGATTCACACTTGAAACTACAGGAGATGTTGTAGAAGATACAGCTTTAACAGATGCTACTAAATCATTTGTTGCTGGTCGAACTTCATTCTCTGGAACATTAGAAATGCACTTTGACGAAACAGATAGCCCACAAACAAGTTTAACTGCTGGTTCTTCAATCGCTTTTATTTTATTACCTGAGGGTAATGCAAGTGGCGACAGAAGTTTTGCTGGTACAGGAATTGTTACAGGAATGTCAGTTAATAACTCAATGGACGCAATAATTTCAAGAACTGTTACTTTTCAAGGTACAGGGGCATTAACAATAGGAACTGTATAATCCTAATTTATGTCAGTTATTGATAGAGTTAAATCTCATTTTGAAACTCTTAAAACTATCACTATTGAAGTTGAGGAGTGGAAAGACGAGCATGGTAACGCTAGTGTATTCTATTCAGAGCCATTAACCTTAGAAGAAAAAAATACAATTTTTAAAAAGTCTAACAACTTTCAAGACTTAACTGTTCTTGTTGATCTACTTATAATGAAACTCCAAGTCAAAAATGACAAAGGAGAAATGGTAAAAGCATTTAGCCCAGAAGATAAATTTGCATTAAGAAAGAAAGCTGATTCTAATATTATTGGTACTATTGCTAATAAGATTCTTTTAGATACCTCATTTGAGGAAGCCGAAAAAAAGTAAGTAGCGACCCTGAAATAAGGTCGCTTTTAGTTGTTGCAGAGAGATTACATCTAACAATCCAACAAGTTCTTGATATGCCTGTTAGTCATTATAATCTTTGGTTAGCGTACTTGAAAAAAGAGCAAGAACAATATAAAACAGAAAAATCATTAGCAGAAGCAAAGAAATTTAAAATATAATGGCACAAAATTTAAAGATAAACATACTAGCACAAGATAAAACTAAACAAGCCTTTAATGGTATTAAAGGTAAATTAGCTGGATTAAGAGGTGCAGTATTTAATTTAAGAACTGCCTTTGCTACTTTAGGTGCTGGACTTGTTGCAAAATCTTTTGTTTCTACAGGAAGAAGTATTGAAGATTTAAATGTTAGATTAAAACAGTTATTTGGTTCTGCGTCAGAGGGTGCAAAAGCATTTGAAGTAATGTCAGAGTTTGCTGGTAAAGTTCCTTTTTCACTAGAGCAAATTCAAGAAGCATCAGGAAACCTAGCAGTAGTTTCAGGAGATGCAGATAGATTAGCAAAAATATTAGAGATAACAGGAAATGTTGCATCTGTTACAGGAATAGATTTTAGAACTGCTGGAGAACAAATACAAAGATCATTTGCTGGTGGTATTGCTAGTGCAGATATATTTAGAGAAAAAGGTGTTAGAGATATGCTTGGTTTTAAAGCTGGTGCAACTGTAACAGCAGAAGAAACTATAAAAGCATTTGAAAGAGTATTTGGTAAAGGTGGAAAGTTTGGAAATGCAACAGATGAACTTGCAACAACCTTTACAGGAACACTATCTATGCTTGGAGATAAACTATTTAACTTTAAGAAAAATGTAGCTGGTGCACAATTTTTTGATACACTTAAAAAAGAATTTAGTAACTTAAATAAATTTATAGAAGAAAATTCAAAAGACTTTGAAGCTATTGCAAATGCTATTGGTTTTATTTTAACTTTAGCAGTTAAAGGTTTTGCATCAGCAGTTAGAGGAGTAGGTAAGGCAGTTAATTTTTTAAGAACTACCTATGAAGATTTAATACATTTATTAAACAAAATACCTTTTGTAAATATTGAGATAGGTAAAACACAAGATAAAATAAATATAGGTGCTGGAGTATATCAACATATTATTGAAAATACTAATAGTGCTTTAAAGGAAACAAACAAAAGTCTAGTACAAGTAAAAGATAATTTTACTAAAATTTCAGATGTTATAAAAAAAGATATGGATAAATTAACTGATACTGCATTATTAGTTTCTAAAGTTTTAGAAATGGGTATTAAAGGTTTTTCAAGAGGATTAGCAGAATCAATAGTATTAGGTAAAGAATTAAAAACTACATTTAAAGATTTAGCTAGAACATTATTAGTAGAAGTTCTATCAACTATTATAGAAATTATTGCAAGAGAAACAGTATTGTTAGCAATCGAAAAAGCTAAAACAAAACAAAAAATATTCCAATCTCAAATAAGTCGTGGTAGTGGAGTATTACAAACAATAGGTAAAGTTTTTGGTTTTGCTCAAGGTGGTGCAGTATCTAAAGGACAACCAATTATGGTTGGAGAAAATGGGCCAGAAATGTTTGTACCAAATCAAACAGGCCAAATCACACAATCAGCTAGAGGAACAAATGGTGGTGCAACAACAGTTAATTTTAATATCAACACAGTAGATGCTTCTGGCTTTGAAGAATTACTTGTAAGATCAAGAGGAACTATTACACAATTAATTAATAATGCAGTTAATGAAAGAGGGAGTAAAAACTTAATTTAATGTCAGGTGCTTTTCCAATATCTACTGCTAAGTTTGAATCTTTAGGAATAAAGTCTATTCAAAATACTATTATCTCAAAAACTGTATCTGGTAAGAAACTTGCTAGACAAATAGACAATCAAAGATGGGCTTTTACTGTTCGTATTGTTACAGCAACTAGATCAGATGTTTATGGAGAGTTAATGGCTTTTATTGTTAAACAAAGATCAGGCAAAGAAAACTTTACAATTATCCCACCAGAAGTAGAAGATGCTAGAGGTAATGAAACAAATACAGTAAGAGTTAATGGTGTTCACGCAGTAGGAGATACAACAATTGCTATGGACGGACACCACAATGATAATCCACACGCATTTAAATCAGGAGATTTTATAAAATTTGCTAGTCACGATAAAGTATATATGATTGTAGCAGATGTTCAGGCTTCTAGTAATGCTTCAACAGTAACTATTGAGCCACCTTTACTTACAGCATTAGCAGATGATTCTATAGTAACTTATGATAATGTTCCATTTACAGTACATTTAACAAATGATATTCAAGAGTTTGGTGTAGTTGGAACTGCTAAAGATGGTGCATTGTTGTATCAATTTGAATTTGATGTAGAAGAAACTCTATAGTGAAAAAATATAAAATTACACACAAGATAACTGCCGATTTCATAGCTGAAATTATTGTCAATGAAGATCAAATAGATGCTAGTATTAATGATCTTAAAGAATACAAGAAACCTAATAGCAAATTTGAATATACTATGTTAAAAGGTACAGAAAGTGTAACTCAAACTAACTACGAATTATATGACGAGAAGCCTAACAACAGCGATAAAGAACGAACTAGCGACAAATGATAT